GTGAAACCTTAACGTACCTTTTCGCCCGCATCGTACCGTAACTACCGTAACTCCTATAGGAGGAGTTACGTTACGTTACGGTAAACTCGCCTTTGCCCCCCGTAACCAGTTACGGCTAGTTACGGTAAGTTACGGTAGTTACGGCATAATTTTTAGAATGAGTTTAGACCCCAATTCCCTTTCCTTAACCACCCAACCTTTCTCATGTCTGCCTATTATTTCAGCATCAGTTAGGTCCCTGACGATCATCCCAGGCTTGGCCGAGGCTTTGAGATGCTGATCAACTGCGGTGGCTTTGATGCCTTGCTCAAGCAAGAACGTCTTGAACGCCTCCCTGCTGACATATGGCATCTCATCCACAACTTTCGCACCGCCAACAAACCAAGCCCGCTCTAAGTTGGTTTTGTGTTCGTCTAGCTTAGTGGCTTTAGGCGTCGGAATACGCAGATCGCCCTCTTGGAACATCTCAAACACCGCCCCAAGCAGCGGCAACCCATCTTCGTCCTGCCAACCCAGATCCACGGGGCTTAGACAACCAAACAGATCTGCTGGCTCTGGCGCGTCTTTCTGCTTAGTGCAAGACACGATTACCTCATGGCTCTTGCCGTGAACCAAGATACTCGCGTCCAATGCCCCGCGCCACGCGCTAGAACCTCGCGCACGCTGTTTTGCCTCGCTGTTGTGTCCTAGGTGGTGCACAAGCATGGTTGTGGCGCTCAGGGCCATTGAGACCACGTTACAGGCATTGATCATCGCCCTTGTGTCTTTGGCGCTGTTCTCGTCGCCTGACATATGGTTGTTGAGCGTGTCGATGTTGACCAGTACAACTGGTTCTGGCGTCAAAGCCCGTACTGCCGCGATTACCTGCGCTGCTGCGCCAGGGGCATCCATATCCAACGCCTTGTTGCTGATCAACAGGTTGTCCAAACTCGCCACGTTGTTGCGCTTGCACCAACTGGCTATACGCTGGCGCATCCCGTAGTTGCCCTCACCGGCGAGATACACAACGATCCCCGGCTTCGTTTTAATACCGTGCCACGGTATGCCGCTAGCTATGCAGCAAGCCATGTCTAAGGCAACGAACGTCTTACCCACTCCTGACTCGCCATACATCATCGCCGTGGCGTATGCAGGTAACCACCCCTTCACAATCCACGGCACAGGGCTTGGTTGGCCCAAGAAGCTCGTCGCACGGGTCAGGAAGTAGTCGCGTGTCTCCTCTTGGGTAAAAAGCGCGTCAAGGGCCGCAGAACCGAGCGCGTTACTGGCCGCAACGTCTGCGTCTGGCTCGTACCGCGTGACTGACCTTGCGATCTGCTTAATCTCACTTGATGGCAATGGGATCTCACACCGTGTCTCGTTAGCAACACTTATTGCGGCTAGGATCTCGGCTTCGGTCATGCCAAACGAGCGCATCGCACCGGCCAGACTCGTTAGGCCATCGTTGCGGTTGCCTTGAATCAGATCCCCGTTGGTTGTCGGCACTACCTTACGCTGGCCCAGATACGGCAACCAGTTGGTTGGGATGCTGGTAGGTGCTATGCCATCAAACGGATCGCTAGACGCCTCCCACTCGTAAGCGCGGTGCTCGATTGTTGACGGGTAGGCGATGTAGTAGCGCCCGTCTGACAACAAATCTATGCCTTCGCCTAGCTTGCAGGAGCGGATGCCCTCTTGATGCCGTGCGATGTAGTGCTGTCCACCACCTGCGGTAAGCGCCATCGCGCCGTCTGGCATAGGCCCGTGCTGCTCTAGCCATTGCTCCCAACTCGCATCCCCACCGTTGCGTGGGTCAATGTCAAACACAACGATCCCGCTGGTGCTGCCGCAAGCAATACCAATGTTGAACTCTGGGTTCTGAGTCCACCATCGCCGAATCTGATCTGGCTCTGTGGTTGCATCGTTGACGCCGTGGGCGGTTGCAGGAACCTTGCCGTTGGGCACTACAGGTAGAACTTTCCAGCCCCATGAGGCGTAAGTCAGGGCGGCTTTAATCTTGTTCATGGTCTGCACGCAGCTTTCCCTCAGTCTTAACTTCGATCTCGTATTGACGGGCCATCGGGGGCCGTTCACCCCACCGATAGATCACCTGCGGCCATATTCCAAGCGCATCGGCGAGCTTTTTCAGCCCGCCAAAGTACTTGATCGCTTCTTCTGTTGTCACTTTTTCCCCTTGGGTTGAAACTTTCTGTTGACACTCTACGTTGAAACCGCTAATCTAGCAACAACTGCACGAACGGATAGCCCGAATGTGCGGTCTCAACCAAGGAGTAACCATGAAGTTTGAAGAGAAAGAAGACCCGCCTTGGGTCATTATCTTGGCGTCGATTGCGGTCGGCGCATCTGCTGCCATCGTCTTGTTTCTTGCGTTAAGTGGAGGCATCTGATGGCAATTCAGTTAAAGCGCACGAAAGAAGCCACCGCCCAGGCGGTAAAGCTTCTGGTTTACGGTCAAGCCGGCGCGGGTAAGACCAGTCTTATTCCAACCCTGCCAACGCCGGTCATTTTGAGTGCCGAAGGCGGTTTGCTATCGATTGCAGATACTAATTTGCCGTTCATTGAGATTACGAGCATGGATGATCTTAGGGAGGCTTACAAGTGGCTGACTAGCAGCACCGAAGCGGCAGAGTTTGAGTCGGTGGCGCTTGACAGTATTAGCGAGATCGCCGAGGTGGTGCTGAACGCTGAGAAGAAGATCAATAAAGATCCACGAGCCGCATATGGTGCGATGCAGGAGCAGATGGCCGACATTATCCGAGGCTTTCGTGATTTGCCCGGTAAGCACGTCTATATGTCGGCAAAATTGGAAAAGACTCAGGACGAGATGGGCCGCGTTTTGTATGCACCCTCAATGCCGGGTAACAAGACCGGCCAGTCGCTGCCCTACTTTTTTGACGAAGTGCTGGCTTTGCGCGTGGAAAAAGACGCCGAAGGAATGACCCGCCGCGCTTTGATGACCGATGGCGATGGGTTGTGGCTTGCCAAGGACCGCAGCGGCAAACTGGATGTTTGGGAAGACGCCGATTTGGGCGACATCATAAGGAAGATTGGATCATGAGAGTGTTTGACGACATCACACTAGATGAACTAGCCGAGCGTTGGATCGGCTACAAGGAAGCCGAGAAGGTTGCCGTTGAGATGCGCCGCGACATCGAAGACCAGATCGCCAAAAAGGTTCAGTTCCCGGAGACGTTTGAGGGGACTGAGAACGTGGTGCAAGTCGGGTCACCTTTCGCTATTAAGATTGAAGGTCGGGTTAACCGCACGGTCAACGCTGACAAGTTGCTGGTCATTGCCCACGAAACTGGGTCTGAAGAGCATTTGTCCACCGTTTTCCGGTGGAAGCCGGAAATCAACATGACCGTTTGGAAAGCAACAGATGAGTCAATCACCAAACCGTTTGCGGCAGCAATAACTGCCAAACCGGGACGCCCTAGTTTTACCATCACAAGGAAGTGAAATGCTTTTAGACGAAACCTATGACGTTGCCTCGCTGCCCCAGTCGGAGCGCAACTTTGAACCCCTGCCACAGGGCTGGTACACCGCAACAATTTCTAACGCAGAAGTGATGCCTACGAAGATGGGTAATGGGAAGTACATCAAGATCCGCTACGACATCCAAGGCCCGACGCACCAAGGGCGCGTGGTGTTTGGCAACCTGAATGTACGCAACCCCAACCCGAAGGCCGAGGAGATCGGTCGCCAGCAGTTGGGCGAGATCATGCGGGCGATTGGCCTGACTTCGTTGAAGGATACGGACCAGATGATTGGCGGCAACCTGTCGATCAAACTGGATATTCGGATCTCTGAGCAGTATGGCAACAGCAACGAAGTGCGCGGGTTTAAGTCGTTATCTGGCGGTGCTGCACCTGCACCCAAGGCTGCATCATCAATTCCCGCTGCTGGCGTGAAGGCTGCGCCACCGTGGGCTAAAAAGTAATAGGCAAAAAAATGCCCCGGTGGAGTGCCGGGGCAAATCGATACCAAGGAGAGAGCACGTGAAAATACCTGACGCTCAGTATAGCATCCCCGAACTAATTGACAAGCACCACGCAGACAAGCCAGAGAAGCCAAGGGCACATCTTGGTGCAAGCCAACTGGGTCACCCTTGCGACCGTTGGCTATGGCTGTCGTTCCGCTGGGCGGTGGCGAGCAAGTTTGAAGGCCGTGTGTTGCGTATGTTCAGACGCGGCCAGAATGAAGAAGCCACGATCAAAGAGGATCTGCAAGCCATTGGCATCCAGTTTAAGCCAGGGGTAGCGCAGGAACGGGTGGACTTTGGTTGCCACATTAGCGGGAGCATAGATGACATCGCAATCTCTGGAGTGCCGGGAGCGCCACAGAAGAAACACGTTTGTGAGTACAAAACCCACAACAAAAAATCGTTTGAACAAGTTGAAGACAAGGGCGTGGAGCGTGCCAAGTTTGATCACTTTGTGCAAATGCAGTCTTATATGCATGGCACTGGTATTGATCGGGCGCTATATGTGGCTGTCTGCAAAGATGACGACCGCATCTACACAGAGCGGGTGGAGTACGACAAAGGCGTTGCCGAAAACGCAATAGCCAGAGGCAAACGCATTGCGTTGTCAGACCGGATGCCAGAGCCGTTAAGTGCCGATCCTAGCTGGTATCAATGTAAGTGGTGTGCAGCGCATGAGTTCTGCCACGGCGACCGCCTGACCAAGGAAGTCAACTGCCGCACCTGCGCCCATAGCACCGCTACCGAGGATTCCAAGTGGATCTGCGAGCGCCACGCCGGTAGCGAGATACCCGTGGAATGGCAGCGTGAGGGTTGCGGTAGCCATGTCTTGCATCCCGATATGGTCCCGTGGCAGCGCAAAGAAGCCGGTGATGAATGGCAGACCATCTACGTCATCAAAGGCAAAGAAGTGGTGAACGGCAAGCCAGGGGACGGTGTGTACGGGTCTAAGGAGTTGGTTGCTAACGCCGAAGCTTGCGCCGAGTCTGACGAAGGCATGATTGAGTTTCGTAAGATGTTTGATGCGCGGGTAGTTGGATGATCCTGCGTGATTACCAGCAGCGGGCCATTACCGACTTGTACAACTGGTTTCTAGCTGGCTATGCGGGCAACCCGTGCTTGGTGTTGCCAACAGGATCAGGCAAGAGCCACATCGTTGCCGCTATTTGCGAAGACGCGCTTACTAAGTGGCCTGAGACGCGGGTGTTGATGTTGACCCACGTAAAGGAGCTGATTGAGCAGAACGCCGAGAAGATGTACGTGCATTGGCCTGACGCCCCGCTTGGAATTTATAGCGCGGGTATAGGGCGGCGTGAACTACATCAGCCGATTACGTTTGCTGGCATTCAGTCGGTGCGGGACAAGGCAGCGCAGATTGATTACGTTGATCTGGTGATTATTGACGAGTGCCATCTGGTGAACCACAAGGACACGGGCGGTTATCGTGATTTGTTGCGCCAGCTTCAACGCATCAACCCTAACTTGCGCGTCATTGGCCTGACCGCCACGCCGTATCGGCTAGGTCACGGCATGATTACCGATGAGCCGGCGATCTTCAACGCCTTGATTGAGCCGGTGACGATTGAGGAGTTGATCTTTAAGAAGTACTTGGCACCGCTACGCTCCAAGATCACATCTACCGCGTTGGACACAACAGGCGTCGCCAAGCGCGGTGGCGAGTTTGTTGAAGGCGAGCTCCAGAAGGCAGTTAACACTAAAGACCAAAACGTCCGAGTTGTATCGGAAGTTATTGCGCTGGCCGAGGATAGGCAGCATTGGCTGTTTTTCTGCACGGGTGTATCTCACGCTGAGAACGTCTGCGAGATCCTTAACTATTGGGGCATACCGGCCAAGTGCGTGACAGGCGACACGCCCAAGAAAGAACGCGAGAAGATTATTGAGGAATTTAAGACCGGCAAGATCAAGGCGTTGACTAACGCCAACGTGCTAACCACTGGTTTTGACTACCCAGACATTGACCTGATTGCCATGTTGCGCCCAACAATGTCCCCTGGTCTGTACATCCAGATGGCCGGTCGAGGGATGCGCCCCAAGAGCCACACAGATCATTGTTTGGTTCTGGACTTTGCCAAGGTGGTGGCAACGCATGGCCCGATCACAAACGTCCAATCTCCCAAAAAGGGAGGAACAGGCGACGGTGTTGCACCAATCAAAATATGCGACAACTGCAACGAGATCTGTGCGTTGGCGGTGCGTGTATGCCCCGCTTGCGGGACGGATTTCCCCGCCGTTGAGCCTAAGAAGTTGAAGTTACAGCATGACGACATTATGGGCGACAGCGGGACCGAGATGGCGGTTACCGATTGGTCTTGGCGGCGTCACGTTAGTCAGGCCAGCGGCAAGCTAATGGTGTCAATCACCTACTACGGTGGCTTG